TTATCATACCTGCAGGAATACGCGTTACCGCCGATTGGGTTAAGTATTTCATCACGGACAGCACGGCTGTCATAGCCGCAGGTTCGACAAGTGTAACGGTTCGGGCGACCGCGGCGGAAGGCGGTACGGGATATAACGATGTTGCTATAGGCGATATCGATACGATCGTCGATACTTCGGAAATACCGCTTGTTGACGCTGTGACGAACGCAACGGCGACCGCGGGCGGTGCTGAGGAAGAAAGCGACGAGGCATACCGCAACCGTATACGGAACGCCGACGCCGCCACTACGACCGCAGGACCAGCAAAGGCATATCGTTATTGGGCGATTGCTGCCAGCCCGTTGATAGCGGATGCAGTTGTTGAAAGCGAAACGCGAAGCCTTACACGCGAACTTGCGGTTTTCAATCTACATGCTTTTAAAGGAGGCAACAACCTGCTGCTGGATACGTTAAGCGTATACGCGCATGGGTCCACTACGCCGACCGTCGAAGGTGCGGACTATACCGTAACGTACGCGGATAATTTGCTTGCAATAACACTTTTGCCCGGCGGATCGCTCGCATCGGAAAGCGTTATTGACGTTGAAATCTATGAAACGCAGGAGGGCAGCGTTATTATAACGCCCATGTGCTACGGCGGCGTTGTTCCGAGCGAAGAGCTCCTTCAGGCGGTATTGGAATCGTGCTCGCAATCGGACGTCCGACCGCTTACGGACACCGTGAAGGTGCAGGCGCCGACTGTGCGGACATACGATATTGAGCTTGCATACTGGACGACAGCGGCCGAAGAATCGGCCTGCGTCGAAACAGTGGAGGGCGACGGCGGAGCGATCGATCAGTATGTGTACTGGCAGGGAGCAAGTTTAAACCGCGATATAAACCCGGATTATTTGAAAAAACTGATCCTTAGTCCGGACTGGGATAGCGATACCGAGCTTGTCGCGGCCACGCGCGTCGTAATCACGTCCCCTGCCTATGTGGATTTGGACGGAACGACAATTGCGCAGTTTAGCGGCGTTCTGAACGTTACGCATTACGTGAAGGAGGGCGTGAACTGATGAAGCTCGATAATATCGACATGCTGCAGCTGATTCCACAATTCATGAAAAGTGACGAGGCGGCCATGGCTCTCGCGGAAGCACTGAGCGTGCTGATTGGAACGCCGGGCGCGAAAGTCAAGCAGCAACGAATATGGGACCAGATTGATACGCTCGACGATACGATGCTCGACAATCTTGCATGGGAGCTAAACATCGATTGGTATAAATCCAGCATGACGCTCGAGGCGAAACGCGAAACGGTAAAAAATGCCCGGAGAATTATGGCGCGCCGCGGAACGAAATGGGCCGTAGAAAATCTCGTAACCGCTTATCTCGGAAGCGGGACCGTGGTTGAATGGTTTGAAGTTGACGGCGAGCCGTTTACATTTTATATCTGCACAACGGAAAGCGTTAGCAGCGACGAGCTTATGGCAGAGTTTATTCAGGCGGCAAATGCGGCAAAAAGCGCGCGCTCGCGGCTGCTTGGCGTTTATTCGTATATCGAGCATACCGTAACGATAAAAGCCGGACGCGATACACTCGCGGCCATATTCAATTATATGCTAAGCGGAACTATGCCGGGCGTCGCGAACGTCGGAGATTACGACGCTGCCTCTGCCGTGAGCGATCCGTTTGCAGTCGTCGCTGCGATGCCGTATTCACGATGCGGAACAAGAGTCTGCGGGCAATAACGCGGGAAGGAGGATTCAGCAATGAGCTATTACACGGAGGATTTTCTTAGCCAGCGCCGCGAGCAATGGTTACGGGCAATTTCGCAGGTCCAGGCGCAAGTAGACGACACATGGTACGACGGTGAGATTCAAACAAAAGAAATCGACGGAACGAACATTGTCATAATTGCGGTGTTTTCGTCGCTCGACGAGGTAGCCGGGACGATTTCGGCGTCCAGGATCATTGATAACCGCGGCGCGGTCGCGGCGGAGCAATCCGAAAACATATCAAAGGCCGTCGGGCAGGGCGCGATGATAAAAATTGTTTTGCCGATCGTTGAAGACGAGACATAAGAAAGGAGGCAATTATGTACCAGCCTACAAAGTGGAAGGACGAAATTCTTGATACAACGCTTAGTACGGAATCAGCGGCCGGAACGGGTGCGCAAACCACATTCCCCGTTACTGCGCAGCCGCTTTCAATTGCGAAAGTCACCGTTGATGGCGCACGTGTTTTCAACTGGATTTATAATCCTGCTACGCATAACGTAATATTTGATGCGGCGCCGCCGGCGGATGCGGCAATCTTGTTTTATTATTATGCGGAGATTCAGCGCGGAACAAACCAAAGCGCGGAAAATTTCAACAATTCCGAAGAAAACGGCGCGTACGACGGCCATATCGCAGGTGCGTTGTTCGGGCTTGCGTTTTATCAGTATATGGGCGATCTTTCCGCGGAAATCCAAACTGTTACACTCACAAATACGGCCGCATACCCGTTTAATAATTCTGCGGCGACGGTGAGCCTTGCCGGCGATAAAAGCAACGCGAATTATGACGTAGAAGTCGAAGTTTTAAGCCACGTCGGGCCCGTCGGCGGCGTCAATATCAGCGGGAAGCTTTTGAACGGGTTCACCATCGCTTTCGATGGAAGCGGAAGCAGTGTAACGCTGAAACTCAAAATTAAAGGAGGTACCATGTAATGAATGACGTTCAGGTAATTCAAAAGAACGATGGCGAAAAAATCCAGTGGGAACAAAACGATTTTGTTTTGTCGTTTGACAGCGACGCGCTCGCGGTCAACTGCTCGCGCTATCAAAAAGACTGGCCCGTGCATCTTGATATTTGCCGGGACGGAAGCGGAAACTTGAGCATAGGGACCGCCGGCGCAACACATTACGTTGCAGAGATCGATATTCCGGCGACAACGTATACACCGGGCAATAGCGAAGAAGACCCGCCCGTAGCCGATCCGCTTAACATGGGCGACGTCACGCTCACGCTTTGGGCGATTTCCTAAAGGAGGAAGCAGAAATGGGAAACTACGATCTGACGGCGCTTGCCGTTTCTATGATTTGCCCGAATAATGTTGTCAAATTCGACGATGGAAACGGGTATCCGAGTCTTTTTGTGAAAATACCGAAATGCACGATGGCCGACCTCATCAGCGGCGGAAGTTCAAACGTTCATCCTGCGTTCAAGGTCAATGGGACCGAAATCGATGCGGTTTATATTGGAAAATACGAAACGAAAGTTGTTGACGGGAAAGCTTATTCTTTGCCTGGCGTCGATCCGTCCGCTTCGCTCGACTTCGACCATTTTGTATCGTACTCCAATGCAACCGGAGTCGGGTTCCATGAAATCACTGCCGCGGAATGGGGGCTGATCGCCCTCTGGTGTAAGAAAAATGGATACCTGCCGTATGGAAATAATAATTACGGTAAAGACTCGCGCGAAAGTAATTACAAGGCGATACCGACCACAAAAGATAGCGGGACGGGCGCGACAAACCGCGTCGCAACCGGCTCCGGCCCGTTGAGCTGGACCCACGACGGAACGATCGAGGGCATTTGGGACCTGAACGGCAATATCTGGGAATGGGTTGGCGGCATTCGCTTTGTTTATGGCGAGCTGCAAATTCTCGAAAATAATAACGCTGCTGATCCGGATAATCCGCAAACGGCCGCCGGAACGGCGTGGAAAGCCATTGATGGAACAACCGGCGCACTCATTACGCCGAACGGGAGCGGTACCACGACGAACAGCATTAAGTTGGATTATGTTTCCGGCAACTGGAAATGGATCACTGGAACAATATCCAGCCTGTCCGATACATCGAGAGGATGCGCGTTTGTTGGAATTACGATCGATTCCAGCATTGTAGCTGCGGCAAAGGAGATTCTTTACGCCTTGGCGCTTGCTCCGGATGATGCGGGATTTGATTACCAAGGCGATTACTTTTATTGCAACAACGGAAACGCAGAGCACCTCGTCTTTCGCGGGGGCATCTGGGGCAGCGGCACGTTCGCGGGCGTGTTCTCACTCAATGCGAACAACCCGCGCACGTATGTCAACACGAACTTCGGCGGCCGCTCCGCTTACGTTGATCTCCCCTGAAATCTGTAATCCGATAATCTGACCGCATGGGCGCCCACTACGGGCGCCCATGCTTTATGAGGTAAAAATGGCTGATTTTTTAATACAGCAGAAAATCACGCGAATGATCGTACGATCGATCCCGCGAATCCAAAATATGAAAAAGCCGGAAAAATTCACGATCGGAAAGCGCATCGAAGACGCAATGTGCGCCATGCTCGAAGCTGCCATAGACGCCAACATGACAAGGGGCAGCAAACGGCCCGCACAGCACCGTCTCGACGTTGAAAAAGAAAAACTGCGCGCTTTTCTTGACGCATCAGTCGCGCCCGGCGTGCGCTTGATTTCACCGGGGCTCCACGAGGAATGGAGTAAAGAAATTGATGAAATCGGCCGTCTCCTGGGAGGATGGATTTCAAGCACAAAATAACACAACTTGGGGATATGCCGAATAAATGGCCGCGCCTCGTCTATCGCGGGGGCAACTGGAACAACGGCACGAACGCGGGCGTGTTCTCACTCAATGCGAACAACCCGCGCACGAATGTCAACACGAACATCGGCGGCCGCTCCGCTCTGGCCTTAATACTAAGCCCCAAACCTACGGGCGCGGGGAGTGCAAAGGTTAAAGGGGCATGTCTCCATACCGTGAAGCTTTGCTTCACAGGTTAAAGATAGCGCTTTGGACGAGTATCCGGAGCAGGCCGCGCGACTGGCCGTACAATTTGCATTTAAGGATTGCCGCGCGGCCGTATTTGAGAAAGAAGAGCACAAATGGCGAAAATAACCGGAATTTACGAAAGAGTTTATTCATGGGAAAACCTGCTGGAATCTTTTTACAGCGCTGCAAGCAGAAAATGGAATAGGCGCGAGGTTGCTTTGTTCGCCGCAAACCTTGAAGAAAACCTAATCGAAATACAAAACGAGCTGATGCATAAAACGTATGAAGTCGGGCGATATCGCGAGTTTTTTGTTTATGAGCCAAAGAAACGCCTGGTTATGGCACTAAGTTTTCGCGATCGTGTAGTTCAGTGGGCCATATACCGGCAACTGAATCCAATTATCGACAAGCAGTTTATCGAACATAGCTACGGATGCAGGGTAAATAAAGG